AAAACGATTGGCAATAAAGAAATAAATCCTACTCTTACTAAAGGAGTTAATGTTCTTAAAAGTGCGGGTGGTGTTGCAAGTAAAGTAATAGGTTATGGTGCAGTCCCATTATCTCTTGGCGTTAACTATCTAGCAAAACGAGACGCTGAATCTTTTGCAGACGCTCAACGTAAACCCGCCAAACCCAACCCTGCTGTTCCTGCTCCTGCTGATGTTGCTGCTCAAACAAACGTAAACGAAGATAAATATACAGACGAATTAATTGACTTTTATAGTAAAACAATTAATGACGTTGAAAAATTGGATTACGACGATAATGCAAGAAATCAAAAAGTTTGGAACACATTACGTGAACACATTAACAAAAACCCGCAATATTTAAAAAGTTGGAAGAGTGAAACGTTTAAACAACAAAGATCGGAACTTGGATTGAGAGAATAATTATGGAACCTCGTCAAAACATTCTACAATTGTTATCTCAATCTGCTGGCAAGGCTGTAAAACCTGCAATGAAGTTTTTTGGTGGACCATTTATGTTGCTGGATGAAGTTACTAAAGCACAACCAAGTTTTGAAAAAACTGCGTATTCGCGTTTTATGATAGATCCAAAAAATAGATTTAATTACCGAGATCCTGACGAAGACGAAAGTTATGACATGATTGCTGAGGCAGCAATGGAACGTCGTGCTAAACTTACTGAAATTGCAAAACTTGTACGACAACGTGGTGGAACTGCTGAACAAATTCAAGCAGTATGGAAAGATCCAGATATTCTTAAAGATTTTGAAGTAGGCAAAAATCCAGGTGATTTACTAAGAGGAGCTGGACGATACATTCCCAAACAAAATGGAAATATTGCTAAACCAAGATTGCCTAAATATAACAATGTACAAATGAAGCTAAGTCCTGGTTACAACTATAACCGCACACTACCAGCACCGTTTGAACAAAATTCGCCTGATCAGATGTTAATAAATTTACTCGCAAACATGGGATTAACAGATACCAGACAATAAAACAAACTACTTATTAGTTATACGTCTAACTAGCAAGTAAGTTGGTATTATGACTACATGGCAGAAATTGTTAAAGTTGGTGATGATAGATTTAGACTAAACGGCAACAAACAAATTAAATTGTGTCGTGGAACCATATATGACATAGATGGAGAAAGACAATGCAATAATATGGCTTTGTCTGGACGAAACAACTGTCGTCATCATGGTGGAAGAACATTGATAGGGCCTGCGCATCCAAATTTTGTAACCGGACTAGCAAGCATTGGTTATAAACGTTTTAGTAAAGTTGGTCAGCAATTACTAATTCAAATTGAAGAATTACGTAATGATCCAGATTTGTTTAGTCTAAAAGATGACGCTGCTTTTATCACAGCCATCATGGACAAAAGAGCCGAGGCTGCTTCCGAAGGTGTTGGATTAGAACAATACAAAAAAGTACAAGCAGCGTATCAACTTGCACATAGTAAGTTAGGCTCTAGTGATTTTATTGATTCATTTGAACAAATTGGCGACGTGTTAAACGAAACGTTAGATATGTATGCAGCTTCGCGTGATGTCATGGAACTAATAGATAGACGCGTAGGTATAGTCGAAGCTGAACAACGTATGATGCACGCAAAAGCATATACACTAGAAGTAGATCAAGCTTTCTCTTTAGCAATGCAAGTTCTTGAGATTGTAAAAGACAACGTACGTAACGGTGACGAGCTAGTTGCTATACGCACCGGAGTGCAAAAATTACTTAAAATCTATAAAGGTGAAGATATAGACGATATACAAGATGCGGAGGTTGTAAATGAATCAACGTGAAACAGACAAATTAACACCAAGGAGATTTAAACAATTCACGCGACCAGATAAACCTCTGGCGCACGCACTTCTTGAAGCTATGGATGCCCGTTTAAAAGAAGTAATAGACACAGGTGATTACAACTCTGGAAAGGCTTATCAAATTAGCGGAGCAGAACTAGACTACAAAACTTGGCTGCGAACATACGCGCCACACGCGGCTTCGTCACCGCTTGGAGCACATCACGAACGGGCTTGGGAATGGGCCGAGTCTATTAAACCAGGCAACACTCCACGTGCTCTAATTGAGTGCTGGTTTAGGGGCGGTGGTAAAAGTACCACAATGGAACTTATTACGTCTAGAATCGCCGTCAAAGGGTCCAGGAGGTTCCTTGTATACGTGTGCGCAACTCAGGAAGCTGCTGATAGACACGTATCAGATATTGCTACAACTATGGAACGTTGTGGCATTGAAAGGGCTATGAATAGATATGGCTTTTCTAAAGGATGGAATGCGTCTAAGCTACGCACTGCTAATGGTTTTAACGTACTGGCTTTTGGTCTTGACACTGGCGCTCGTGGTGTTAAGTTGGACCATTTGCGACCTGATTTTATTATCCTTGACGACATCGATGAATTGGACGATTCGGTTAATAGAGTTGATAAAAAAATCGCCACTATAACACAAACCATTCTGCCTGCAAAATCTATTGATTGTGCAATTGCTTTTGTTCAAAACAAAATCCACGCAAACTCTGTAATGTCACAAGTCCTTAGTGGTGAACTAGACATGCTACAAAACCGAGTACAATCACCAATCGTTCCAGCTATTATAGATCTTAGATACGAACCAGTTGAAAAAGAAAACGGACGTATGGGATACAAAATTATTAGCGGTACACCCAGTTGGTTGCATAAAGACATTGAAGTGTGTCAAGGTGAAATTGATGACTATGGATTAATATCCTTTTTAAGAGAATGCCAGCATGATGTTGGAGTAGGCGGTAGATTCTTCCCAGAATTTAAACAGCATGATGACAAAGGTTTACCCTGGCATGTGGTTGACACCGTTGACGTTAAACCATGGTGGAGATTCTGGGCATCACATGACTTTGGTACAAATAGCCCATGTTCATTTATGATTTACGCTAGTGATGATCAAGAAAATATATATGTTCTTGCGGAAATATATAAAAACGGAATGGTGTCAAGCCAACAGGCAGACGCAGCTTTGGCATTATTAGAAACATTAAAGTTAGCTGAACCAAGTGAAAAAGACGCTCGTGATGGTTTATGGCGCACTAAATTAGAAGCAATTGCGTTTGACTGGGGTAATACTTTTCCTCCAGAAAATCCTGCACAACGTATTGGTGAATACCCTGTGGAAATCTGGTGGCGTAAAGGCATGCCAGCTGTGCGAGCTGTTAAAGATAGGAAAGCTGGTTGGAGACGTCTTAAAGAATGGCTTGCATCATCTCGTATGCATGAAGGGTCAATCATTCCTCGTATGAGAATATTGCGTAATGGATGTCCAAATTTAATCCGAGAATTAGACTCTGCTATGGCAGATCCTAGAGATCCAGAAGAACTTGACAACGGCACAAAAAGTGATCACGCTTTAGACTCAGTTCGTTATGGTGTCATGTGGCGTGAATATCCAGCAAAATGTGAACAAGTTGTGGAAAAAATGAAATATGCTCCAACTTGGTTACGAAAACCAGCAGAAGCAGATTATTTATGACAAATATATTATTGGGAATTATTGTGATTTTATGTATAGGTATTACATATTCGTGTGTTAGCGTATACTTAATATTGAAAAAACTTGTTGGTAATCCTTGGATGGTGAGTACTATCAGCCAAGAAAATAGGTACATCTAATGGCAATACAAGACATACTTGGACAATTACTTGGTGGAGCAGCACAACAACAAAAAGTGACTGCTATTAAAAAACCTGAAAACAATGGAACCGTCGGAAGTTTTGACATTGAAAACTTGCTTTTAAATGACGTAAAAAAACTTGGGATTGATCATGAAAAACAAGATTGGAAAGTATCTCCTGACGAAGATAGCGACGAAGCAAAAAACGTAACAAAATTTGTAAAAGAACAATTTGAAACAGCATACAGAACACGTTACGAAATGGAACTTGAATGGATGCAGGCTTTGGCGTTTTTTGAAGGACGTCAATGGTATAGGATTAACTCGGCAGCCCGTAATCTAGCTTCTTTACAGGACGACAAAGAACCAAATCGTTATATTACCATCAATAAAATGAGGCCATTAATTGATGGAGTAGTCGGGAAACTAACTCAAGTTGGGCCAGATGCACGTGCAGTACCATTGTCATTTAATGATAAAGATCAATCTGCATCAGATGAAGCAAATTTTATAGCTGGACACTTTACTAGAAAGTTTAGTCGTGAAACACAGCTTAAAGAACGCGTTAGATGGGCATGCGTAACAGGTACAGCGTTTTTAAAAGTATATTGGAATTCAAAATCTGAGCAAGTAATGCCATATTTTAACATGGAAGGTCAAGTTACTGGATACGAAAAACTGCCACTTGGTGATGTTGAAGAAGAGATTATTCCCTGTTTTAATATATACATTGATCCACACGCACAAACAGATAATCATGTTCGATGGATGATACATGCAAGCATCAAACCATTAGGCTGGTTTGTAGATAACTACGGAGACGCTGGCAAAAAAGTTAAAGCAAATGCACTAACGGGTCAGTCAGCAGGTTATGTTGATGCGTATCTTGAAGGAGCTAATGGTGGTGGTCAAGCATGGACACAACCTACGTCAGCACGCTTAAACGCTTCAGACCATAGGCGAATGGCAGCTGTTGTGTATGAATATTGGGAGAAACCAACGGCTCAATACCCTAAAGGACGTTACATTGTCACAGCAGATGATCAACTGCTTTATGCTGGCATATGGCCATATAAAAAGCGAGATGAATTCCCATTCATACCTTTGAGGTGGCAACCTCGTTCAGGAACGCCATATGGTCATAGTCTAGGATTTGACTTAACGCATCTACAGCTTACTTATAATCGTGTATATAGTCGTGCTGTTGAACAAATGGAAAAACAAAAAGACTACATTGTTGTAGAGCGACGTGCACGTATTGGAGCAGATGCGTTTAATGTCACTGGTGATGACATCAATGACAAAAACCGTATCTATCGTAAGGTCTATCATGACACAGGAACTAGGCCTCCACAAATTATGCGAGCGCCGGGTATTAGTGCAGATCTATTTCCATTCTTACAACTGATGGAAAAAGACATGGCAGATATTGCAGGATTGCATGACGTTAGCCAGGGAATGGCACAAGCAGGAACACCAGCTGAATCTGTTAGGTTATTGCAAAGAGCCGATAATACTCAACACTCATTTATTCGTGCAGACATTGAAATCAGTGCTGCAAAAATTAAAGAATGGGAAATCGCTTTGGTTGAGCAATTTGCATCCGCACCATTTATTGGCAGTGTTGATGATCAAATGAATCCACGTGCTGCGTCACAACAAGGTGTAATTACATTTGACGCTATTAGAGACGGAGGTCAGTTTAGAGTTGTATATGTTCCAGGCAGCACACAAGAAGACAGCCCAGATCAGAAAATACAAAAAATAGCAACACTCCGGCAAATGGGATTATTTGGTGACCCAGCAGATCCTGAAACAAATGCATTAGTGGTACGTATGTTACAACTTCCAGAAACAGGTCAAATACTTGAGCATTTAGCAAGTCAACAACAAAAACAACAAGAACAACAAGCACAACAAATGGAAATGCAACAACAACAAATGCAAATGCAACAGCAACAAATGGAAACTCAAGCTGCGCCAAAACAAAGCACATTTGATCCTGAAGCTGAACAAATGAAATCACAATTACGATTGCAAGAAAATGAAACAAAATCCGAAGCAAGCAGCAGATCAAAACAAGATGATTACGCTGCACAAAAATTAGCGGATTTACAGTCTCAAATATTGATGAATTCTGTAAATCCTGCAATGCAACAACAAGAGACGCCACAGGCTTGATGTTGATTATAAAAAAATGTGGTAGATTGAGAGTTAACTAAATGTCTGACGAGATGGTGATGCCCACTCCCGATTCACCAGCGGGGGCGGCAGACTCAGGGTTGCGCGATGCGTTTGCAGGTTTTTTACAGGAGGACGCCGCTCCAGTAGATACGACAAATAGGGCGTTAAATGTCGATACAGAACTGCAAGCAAATGATACGGATTCGTTATTGGAAAGATTACTTGGCGATCAGCCAGGTGCCGTTCCATACGAACGTTTTCGCGAGGTCAATGAACGAGCCAAGCAAGCTGAACAGACAACATCAGAGCTGGATGCATGGCGTGGTGTCATTGATGAGTTCAAACAGCTAGGATTTAAAAATACAGCTGATATTCAACAAGCACTTTTGCAACAACAACAAGAATCTGAAGAAGTTGCAATAAGAAATAGATATCAGCAATTGCACGAATCTGAAATTATTGATGCACAAAGTGCTTACGCTCAACAAGAAGCCGAACTAACGAAACTTCGTTATGAAAGACAACTTGAACAAGTGCAAGATTACATGTTGCAACAAGAAACTGAAACAGCAATGTCGCAATATAAGTATGCATCCAGAGCACCTGAACTTGTGTCAAGCCTAGTACAACAAGGTTTGTCTCCAACACAAGCTGCAGAGTTTGTACATAACCAAGTACGTGCTCTAGCGCAACAACTCGTCCCAGAGTTGACTAACAGGTTGCAGAGTCAAGCTCCTACTCCTATGGGCGGTGGTCAATCTGCTGGTAAATCACCACAGGCGCCGCGTTCAAATGGTGCGATGTCTTCAATCTCGCAACTTCTCGGTATTACTCGAAACCCAAATAATCTGTAGGTGAAAAAACAATGGCAGTAGATTTTAATGGTGCCCTTACACTTGCAGACTACGCTGCGATTTCCAATGACCCACTCGTCAAGGAAATTACAAAGAGTCTGCACAAGACGTGGAATGCCGTCAAGGATATTCCTCTCTCAACCAACCCATCCCTTCGTCAGACGGGTATGCGCTTCACTAACGAGAACATTCCACTCCCAAACTGGACTCCTCTCAACACTGAACCACAGACCTTCAAGACCAAGCCTAAGTCCTACGAAGAGCAGCTTTACATTCTGCGTAACAAGATTACGATTGACCGTCGTATCCTTGAGCAGCCGAATGCTATTGTTGATCCAGTAGAGTCCCAGATCCAGATGTTCCTCGAAGGGTTTGCTTACGATTTTAACGACAAGTTCATTAATAATGACCCTACGTCGTTGGTTGCTGGTAACTCTCCGGACTGTTTCCCAGGTCTTTCGTATCGTCTAAATAACAATGCAGACTACGACATTCCTTCCG